TAATCTTGCCCATCTCACTACGAGCTTCTGTTTCTAACTCTGTTCTAAAGCCAACAGCTTGAGCTTCTCTTGCAGCTTGACCAAAAAATGTATAATCTTCTGAGAATAATGTTTCAGGATCTACATTGTTTTGAATAGCATCTGCATACTGTTGTAAGGTAGGTTTATTAGTAATACCATATTCAGCGCCAGCTTTCTTAGCTGTTTCTGTTGCTTGTTTAAATGCAAACTCTGATATTCTGTCAAGACTAAGCTGTAATGACTTAGAAGCAGAAATGCTTTCTTTAACGTCAGAAAATTGCAATGGCTGTGTTTCAGCCAACATAATATTTTGTCTTTGATATCTTGGATTATCAGCCATAATTAAGCCTTAGGTGGTTCTTTAGGTGTTTCTGATGTTTTATATGTTTTACTAAATTCATATGCTCCAGTAGCAAGTTTACCAGCAGCATCAAGCAAACCTCCTCTTGCAGCAATTTTTCCAGCTGTACCAAATATATCTGATTGTGCTGATCCAGCCATAAGCGCATTAGATGCATTGCTAATGTCTGCCATAAAGTCTCTGCCAGCTTCTTTTAAATTCATTGTTTCAACTAACTTAGCTGATCCTTCAAGCCCTAATACACCGCCAGCATATCTACGTGATGCATTAGCAGCATTAGCTGATGTAACCTTGCGTAATGTCTCATTAGCTCTTTCTTCGTATTGCAGAGCCTTACGTGATGCCTCAGCTTGAGTTTGCATAGCCTGTAGTCTATACATAGCTTGTTGGCTTTTCCCTTGAGAAAAGCTTGAAAATGCACTAAAAACTGATGATGCAGCTGATATATATGGAGCTGCTGCTGTAATCATAGGGATGACTGCTGACATAATTATGTTCCTTGATGGACTCCTACTTTATATTCTAAACCTAATAATGTAAATTTCAATGGTGCGCTTTGAGTTACAGTAATCTTTGCTTCATTACTATACCCTAAAATGCCATGTAATACTTTAGTTCCTGTATAATCTGGTACATCAGCATCTAATGTTGATACTGTATCAAATGATCTAAATGGTACTTCTATGCCATTAATGACCATATTCTGTGTTTCATAGACCAAAGCATTAACTTCAACAATACGTTTTTTAAAGCCTAATCGTGTCCCTGATTGAATCTTTAAGTCAATTGGCATAGTTGTTGCTTGTACAACAATAGGCAATCCCACCTCATAAGATGATGCAGATGCTCTAGGAAATGTTACTGTACCACCTCCAGCAACTGTCTGGTTGGCTTGTACAATGCCATCTAATAATACATTAACTTCTTTGCCTACTACATGAGACATAGATACTGTTGATGCTACACCACCAGTGACAGCACTATCAGTTAATAATGTAGAGTCAAATCGTTCTACATAGTATTGAGCAGTACCACTAATTGTACGTTTAACTACAGTATAGATAGTAGTAATGTCTACGCCAACATCTAAAAACTCGCCACCCGCAGTTACAAATTCTGATGGGGCTATAACATTCTGTGATCGCATAATTGAATATGCTGCAATACTTCCATCTGTAGCATTAGTAATTAATAATAGATCATTTTCATCTGTATCCACAGCACGTCTTAATGCCATACGTGTAGGATTTTTTAATAGATGTCCTGATAATAGAGATATCTTAGATGTAAGATAAGTTAATTGTGTATCAGAATATGCAATCTCACTTAGGATCTTACCTTGACGTTGTATAAATAACACGCCTGATTCTAGTTGTTGCACTCGAATACCTTGTTTACTACCAGCACGACCCGTAGTAGACACAAAGAATGATGTAGGTGTGATTGGCTCTAAGCCTTGTTGTGGTACATAGAACTCACCACCCGTTGTAAAGATCATTAAATCACGACCAGAGATAATATCTGTAATCGCATTAAATGTATTAGTATCTAATGTAGCTTCTACTGAATCGTCATCTAAACCTTCTGTGCCTTCAAAGTCAAAGAAGATACCAACTTTAGATCCCCATACTGTAGATGGTCTTGATTTAGATCCGCCAAAGTATAAACGACCTTGGTGGAATGTTACTGTTCTTGGCCATCCTTTTCCAGCTGACCATACATTTTCGTAGCCAGATTCTAATTCCCAATTACCATTAGCAATAGCTGATGTATTAAAGAATGGAAATTCAGTAATAGCATTGACTACTGTACCGCTTGTATATTGGACAATCTTAGCTCTGCCTTGTGGAATAACATTAATATATTGTCCTACAGAGCCAGCAGAGAATACAGATGATGATGCAGTTAATGTAACTTTACCTGATACAGCTGATGGCGTTAATGTACCAGATGGATTAGATACACTTAATGTAAATGCATATTTAGGAATACTGTCAAATGAAATAGTAGATGCAGTCCATGTAGCATCTGTGCCACCACGTACAATCTTTATTGGAGCTAAATCTTCATGCACAACAATAAGTGTGTCAGCAGATTGTGTCCAGCACATATTAGCTAATCTAGCTGATGATAATGATACGCCTGATGTATCAAGATAGCTATTGCCAGATCCATTGATGTTTGTAATTAATGCGCCATTCTTATACACATGCATACGATTATGTGTAAATACGAGCATATAACTATCTGATGTTGAGAACTCAAAGGCTACTAGTCGTACACCATTGGCAGCAGATTCTGTGCCTGAGTTTGGTAATGCATTGATATAACGTAAACCACTGCGTCTAGTAATGCCACCTTGTGGTTGGCATAATACATTCTGAGCTGTCTCTAAACCATTCTCATATGACTTAATATCTATACGTGAGCGTAATAGTGGATCTATTTCACCCGCAGTAAAGTTAGTTTGAATGGTTACAAAACGAGCCATTAGTATCTCACATTAATTAATGAGAAGTCTTGTATAGCGTTTACTGGTTGTCCTTGGCCATCAATATTCATAGCTTGTCTCATGTAGCCACCACGACCATTTTCGCCTGGTGTACCTACAGCAACAGTTTGCCAATATCCAGCCTTTTCTGTTTGATCTGTAATAGGCACAGATAAATGCCATGCAAGTATATATTTAAGCAATTGAATAAAGTATGTTGGCATTGATGATTCTGGTACTGAGTATTGATAATCTACCCATACTTCTTCATAATCTGTTAGCACTTTATCTCCCATGATTCTATATGCATTGCGTACAGGAGATCCTACTTCATTAGCATCATAAACTGCTCTTGGTGAGTTTATGCGGTCAGAAGGTAATTGATATTCGTATTTGTATTCGGTAACTGGTGTAGTGACCAGTCTAGCACATTGAACTTTCTTAAATGAAAAAGACCATGGATATGTTGATAATGCTTGGTCTCTAATATCTGGATATAGTCTATCGCAGATAGATGCTTCGTCTGTACCTTCGGTAAAAGACGCAATAGGTTTAGCACCTAACATTAATAGTGAATCAGAACATACTGATAATGCTGAATCTCCAGCTGCCATACTCTATCTCCAAATGTAAGAATAAGGCGAGTGCAAAACACCCGCCCTACCCAAGTTACTTACTACTATACAGTTTTTTAGTCTGTATCTGTTGCTGTTACTGTTAAGCCATCAGATACGTCTACAACACCAGCAGATGAATTTGATAATACAAATACAATGCTCATTGTAGGAGTTGCTGAATCGTAAACATAAATAATGTCGCCCACTTTTAAAAGTGAAGAAGCATCATTAAAGTAACCACTTGTGTTTACTGTAGCGATTGCGTCAGCACTAGTATATGTCCAAATTTGTGGAGCATTACCAGCTTTTGATTGACCACCAGCAGCGTTTAAACCAGTTGATGAATAAGCCATTTAGTATCTCCTTAAATTAAGATTCACGACATGTGAGTTGAACAATACCCTCAGCATCGATAGCAGTTGCAGTCGCAGAGAATACAGCATTCACAAGGAATGAAGTTTTTTCTGGAATGTAATTGATTTCTGTGCGAGGAGCTATACCTTCTGCGTAGCCAACAGAGTCTTTATGGAATGCAAAAACTTTGCGATCTAAAGAACCATCAATTGGTAAACCACCTTCTGAGCGATCACCCAATAAATGGAATGTAAAGCCTAAGAAAGTATTTAGTTCACCAGCTACGAGAGCTTTAACTGTATTAAAGTCAGAAGAAGTTACTGCTGTTTCTGAAAGTAATGAAGCCAAGCTGTTACCATGAAGAACAATGTGACGACCTTCTGGTGGTACGTTGTTTTTG